ACTTTCCATTAGCATCTCCAGCGTTTGCGTGCCTTGCAGATTTTCTTCTCTGGGGTCTTGGAACAATCAATGTTATGCATATCTTTTTGACCCTTGGAACGAGCACAGAATGACTTGCGTCTTTTTGCTCTCTTTCCTTTTGGTTTCTTTTCAGTTACAGCAGTCTGTAACTTTGATCCAGGATTTTCGCGCTTGTAGGCATTGACAGATTTCTGACTCATTCCATCAACACCATCTTTGCGGTTTGATTTCTGCCAGTCTTCTATAATATTTAATTCAGTTCTCCAATCAGATGCGCGAAGTGGTTCTGCCTTGATAATGTCTACAGACTCTATTTCTGTTGGAGTATAGTTGTCTTTCCAATTATCAAAAGACTCATTTTTAGGGGCACGACTATTTTTATTCTGTTGATTTGCTATAACATTGGCAAGAACAGATGCTCCAGCAGCCAAAGCAGGTCCTGCCAGTGCCTTAATTAAACCAAACTTTCCACCACCACGAACTCTTACGTTTGGTCTTGGTCTTGGTGTTGGATTCACACCACTGAAGTCTGGTTTTACACCAGGACCGGGTCTATATGCGGAAGGATTCTGTTGTGCTCTTTGCCAAGCACTGCCTGGTACATTTCTATTTGCATAATCACCAACATTAACTGTTCTTGGTTTGCTGGATACACCCTGTTTTGCAAAATCTGGTGGCATTTGTGCTCCAGGTCTTTGAGGTTTGGAAGATGTCCTTGCAGATGCTCTTGCAGATTCTCTTTTTTGTCTAAAAGTCTCTGCTTCTGGACCAGTTCTGCCTTTTATAAACTGTTTAAACTCATCATCAGACATTTTAGATAAACGATCCTCCAATTTACCTTCCATAACCATTTCAGTTCTCCAATCAGAGAAACCTTCTTTCTTTGTGCTGTTACCCCAGTTAGCAGCACCAACTTCACGGCACTTGACTAATGCACCAGAGGCATATGCACTTGGCCAAATCTTATAACGGGACTTGACCTTTTTATAACAAGCGTCCTTTTCTTCTGTATTAAAAACTGGCATTTCTGTTTCAAATGCTTTTGGTCCATATTTTGAACCAGCAGATCTCACTCTCTGTCTTGTTGTTGGTGGTTTTGGTTTTGGTTGTGTCATATCTGGTGTGATATTCATTCCAACACTTGGTTTTTGTCCACGAGGAGTATCTCCTTCAAAAACCATTTCACCTTCTGGTTCAAATGATTGCTTATCAAGACCTCTTGCACCAGCACCAAATGCATTTCCACCAAGAGTTGCATTTTGTCTGGCATTATCCAGTGCTTTTTTTGCTTTTGGCTCAAAAACTTTTTTAGCAATAGCAGGTAAAGCCATAATACCAGCACCGATAAGAGCAGCCTTTACTAAACCCTCATCTACTATTTCTTCTTTTACGCAAGAACCTTTTTCTCCAGGAATAGATCCTTTCTTTCTCTTATAACCCTTCCAGCACTTTAGTTCATCGAGTTGTTCTAAATCACTTCTCCAATTGGAGTATGATGCATTTAGTTTCTTTTTTCTTTCGGTTGCCACATTCTTTGCCTTACCCTTTCTATTTGGATTAGGATCTTTTCTTCTTTTTCTTGCTGCTGCGGCATCTTCTTCTTTGTCACTCATGGATGCTGCCATTTTTGATGAACCGCACTTGGGTTTGGTTTTTTGTCCTGGTTGTTTTGCACAGGGTTTTCCTGCGTATTTACCACCAAGTTGAACCCAACCAGGGGTGCCATCAGAAGCGCGACTCTTAGTAAACCAGTCATGCAAAGAATAATCACCACTTTTGTTTGCTTCTTCAAGAGGATTCTCCATGTAACCAGCAGCTGCATCCATATTGTGCTCAGTATCAGTAATCTTTGCCTGAAGCCAAGCTGGAATATTTTTTTCTTTTTTACCTAGTGCTTTACGAAGTGTTTTAATATTTCTCTCAGTTTTTGCTAACTGAGATTGTGCCATCGACACTTCGTGGTCACCCTTTTCTTTTGCTTCAGCAACCCTTACACTAGAACTATTCATTATCTTAGTGTTTTTTGCAGACTCTCTAGCTTTATGTAGAGAATGTAGTCCATGAGTCAACTGATTCTTTATATGTGGTCCATATGCATTTGCAAGTTTTTCTGCGTTTCTTTGTCCCATAGGCATATTCCTCATTTGAGGATTGGGATTTCCTTGATGAAAAATATCGTTATTTTGTTCGTTCACTTTCTTTCTTCCTTGACAATGTGCTCGCTGAGAGAACCCTTTTGGATTATCGCAATCGATGGACCTCCTGTATGCTGCACTCCAACCTTCTGATACTCCTCCGCTATCAGAGCTCCCAGAAGAGTCCCCATTCCCACTTCCATTGCCATTTGTACCATTGCCATTCTTTTTGGTCTCCTCTTCTTCTTTATGCTCGCTATCTTTCATAATACGACCAGTAGACGCCATAAGGTGCCATCCCTTAGGAATCTTCTTACACTTCTCTGAAGTGAAGCAATAGTAATATCCTTTCTTACAGGATTTTTTCGCCATACCTATGCGTCTTGTGACTTATTATTATTTAGAAAACCTTGCTTGAGTAGTTTTGAAAGTTCACTTGTTGATCCTACAAATAATGCATTATTAGTAACATTATTAGTTGTTTGTTTTACCGAATCTTCTTCAAGATCTTTGAGTTTTTTCTGAAGATCTGCTAATTTATCTGTAGTATCAGCAACACTTTTAATTAACTGTCCCGCAACTTCATATGCTCTTGGACTTGCACTCTCACCGGCAAGTTCCATAATCCCATTAATTGCTTCTTGACCTTTTTCTATAAGAGAATATAAGTTTGCGCGGGTATATTCATAATCTTTTTTAATATCAGTTTTTTCAATAGGAATGGGTGGTTTCCTAATCTCTGCTGGTTCCGTTTCAACAATGCTACTCTCAATATTGAGTGCCTTGTCAATAGACTCATAATTATTATCCATGGTAATTAAATATCAGATTGGCGGGTTGGACTATAAGTTTTTCCGTCTGAGAAGAATTGCCATTCTTCATCAAATCCAAAATTATCTCCTGGTTGGAGAAGATCATTATCAGTTGAGTCAATCACCCCATCATTATTTTTATCCTCAAGTGCTTTTGGTGTAACTGTGTATCTTACCTCACGCTTAGCAGTTTGAATATCCGTGCTAGTGTACATATCAACTTGTACCTTACGGATAAGACCATCACTACTATCAGCAATAGGACCGAAGAGATATGTTTTTGCAGTAAACTGTAAAGTATGAATCAGTGCTCTTCTAGTATCAAAACTTCCCTCATAGTCGTCTTGGAAACTCACCGAATCTAAAATGATTGGAACATCTCTCTTTTCACCAATAGAATCTACTAAATCTAGGGTAAGATTAAAATGTGGTTGAAAATATGGTAAAATCTGCTCTATGATTTGTAGAGAATCGTCATTTAATTTGGAAAGAATATTTAATTCAAATCCAATATTATATGGAACTGGCATAAAGACTTTCTTTACTTTACTGCCGTCATCACAAGTTTTAAATGTTTGTATTAAACTCGTCTTTCTTGTTGAGTCATACTGAATAGATGTCATCTCAAATGACATTCTTGGCATAGTAATCTGAATCGGTTTATTTAACTCAGATTGTTGTGTAATTTTTGCTAGAAATTTTTGAACAGGACCGTATGCCAGTGGTACTTTCATATCACTAACACTATTCCCATCACCATCTGCATGGCGAATATGTATATCATTAAATAATGTTCCAAACGATATGATCGTTTTTCTAATTATTTCGTGATAATAATATTTTCCTAACATTAATAAGTACCAAATGGATTTGATTCAGTGAAATCTAGGAGATCATCTCCCAGTTTTTCAAATTCATCGTTTTCAGTGTATTTATCATAAATATCATCCTGCGTATAAGTTAAGACAGGATAAGACGCTCCAGAAGTCTTACCAATGACACTCTCGCCTGGATAGAATCCAATTTGAGTGTCTGCTATACCAACATTAGAAATCTTAAGGATCTTAGTATCTTCATCCCATTCTTTGACTCTTGCTTCCAGCATTGATCTGGATCCGATAACAACTTCGTTAAACAGGTAAGTTCCAACTCCAGATAGTGTTTCTGGATCTGCAATGGTAACGGTTGGGTCAGAACTATATCCTCTACCTGGATCTTTGATGTAGATTGCCTTGACAATCTTATCAGATCCGTCGTAACCAATAGATGCGATACCAACAGCAGTTTTTGCAATACCACTGCTTGGTGGACCAGAAATAGTTACAATAGGTGTTGTACTGTAACCAACACCACCATCAGTAATTGTAATTCTAATTACACCCTGACCAGAAGTAACAATAGAAGCAGTTGCTGCTGCCCCAACGCCACCTCCACCAGTAATTGTGATTGTCGGTGCAACAGTATATCCAGCACCTGCATTTGTCAGAAGAATCTTATCAATAGAAGTTACTCCACCTCTCGTTGTTAAGAATCCAACTGCAGTTGCATTATCTCCAACTTGACCTGTCGGAGAAGAAGTAATTCCAATTGTTGGAACTGAAGTAAATCCACTACCATCATTGTTTAAATAAATTTCGGAAACATAACCACTTGGAACTGTTCCTGCAATAACTGCCGATGCGGTTGCAGTTCTACCAACACCAATTAATTGGAGTGTAGTAATATATCCTTCATCTTGAATTTGAGTATCGATTTCCTCAATCGTAGTATCAAGAACCTCATCTTCATATTCAAAGAGTTCACATTTGAGTTGATATACGTAATTTTTTCCTAACTGGTAGAAAGGATCTTCATGCTCAACAAATTTAACTTCGAAAAGTCTTTGCCCCAATGGAAAATAAACAAGATCTCCTTCTCTGGGTCTTGTTGGGGTTGGCATTATAGAATCTTCAGTTCCGTCGTCCTGACCTGCCATAAATGGTGCAATAAAATCCTCAAATCTCTCTTTGGAGATTGTAAGAATCAATTCGTCTCTAACACTTACACCAAACTTTGTTAAGATATCTCCAGCACCACCATATCCCTCAAAGGTGTTTACATATGCTTCAATTGCAAAGTTATCATCAAATTTTGAAGTTTGTACCTCTTCAATAATTGTCTTTGTGTTTACATATTTTCTTGGAATATAAGTAACTTCCACACCATGAAACTTCAGGTGTTCATTAATGATATCTTGGACTAATCTCTGCTCAGATGCAGTCCCCTGTAAAAAGAAAGGATTAAGTGCCATTATCCAATAAAGTCGAGAGGTGGAAGTTCATATTCCATTGACATTCTTGATTTAATGTCATTCAATTCCTGTTCTGCTTGCTGATAGATTTCTCCACCATTTAATTCAATTCCTCCAGGAAGTTTGACGCCTCTGAACTTACTTAGGTTTTGTCCCCACTGACGCTTTATGAGAGCGGTCAAATATCTCTTAACAAAACTATCGTTGTAAATCTGTGAGAAAGATCCTGGATCCAATGCTCTATAACACTCAAGAACAATAAAATCATCGACAGTTTGTGCTCCCCAATCAATATCCAAATATAATCTATCTTGTCTCTTATTAAATCTTATTTGTTTATCTGTAGTTAACAGAAAATCAATATCCTCAAGGTATGTCTTGACCATTGAGTATTGTAGTAATTCAACTGAGTTAAAATAGTATAAGTCATTCAGAAATAGTTGATACTTAATACTGAACATTCCACCAGAAATGGAACTAGTATCAAACTTAAATATTCTTTCAACTCCGATTACCGAATCTGGAACTTGAATAAAATTTGAATTTTCGTAAAAGTTAAATGTGGTGGCAGCAATACCTGTGGAAGTTGCTGTAGTAGTTACAATTCCTACTCCAGTTGTACCATTTACGGTATTTGAACCAGCAGTAACAGCACCTATTCCCCTATCAATATCGTCTTGAGTAATTTTATACTTAAGGTACATTTTTTCAACACCATCATAATGACGCTCGTTGAAATATTGAATGGTATCATCAACTAGATCGTCGATTTGATCGTCATCAACGTTAATCTCCAACACTGGAGCACCAAGTTGACGCAAGCAGTAGTCAATTAAACCTTGTCTAGTTGATGGTTTTGCCATATTACTTTGTCTCTAGTTGTGCCTTAAGATTGGCGTTTTCTTCGAGCAGTGCTTCTACTTGTGATTTATAATCTTGAGACAAAGTGCTTAACTTTGCCTCAAGCAGAACGTTTTGATTTGTTAATGTTGCTAATTTGGAATTATAAAGTTTAATAAGAACATTTACATCCACTTCATTTTGTTGTTCCATGTATCAGAAAGTTCCTCCGTCAAGAGTTGAAGTCCAGTGTGGTTTATTAGTATATATGTCGGTGATTGTATTAGGAACTGAAGCAAGATTTGTAATAAATCCGTTCTGACCTTCTCTTCTCAGATTGCTTCCAGTAGTAAATGTACCCTCAATACCAACAAGACTGACTTGTGTTGATCCAGATACACCTTGCTCAACCACACCATATGCACCACTGGTATCTTGTCTAATAATGTCACCAGCAGAAGCAGTAATTGCTACGCTAAGATCAAATGTCTTTTTAGTGATTGCAGTTAAAACTTGCTTTGAAGTGAAAACTGGAGAAGCAACAGCATTTGTAGATCTTTGAAGACCAGTGCTGTCAAAATAGACAACACCACCAGTTGCATAATCACCAGACTGATAGTAAATACCTTTGATATCAAGGAAACCTTTGGTTCCTGCTACAACACTATTGGCAATAGTAGCGTCGGGAACATATACCCATCTTCTGCTATCGTCAGCGTGAGTTCCGTGGTTATCTACTCCAGCAGTACTGGTGGCAATGGAGTCATCCTCCATACCAAAGAATCCAGTTTCATTATCTGCAACGCCACTTCCACTATTGTATGCAAAAGAAATACCTCTATCGGTATTGCTATCGTATGCATGAGTAATTGTTACTTGCTCAGTCGTTGAAATACCAGCAGTCGTGTTAGCACTGATAGTAACTACTTTTGTGCCAGTATTATATGCTGTAATTGAAGTTGAACTAGGAATATTTGCATGAGCAATTATATCCCCAGTATTAATACCAACAACTGAATCGAGAGTAATTAAGTTTGCACCACTAGCAACGGTTGCCATAACCGTTCTTGCGCTTGTTACATCGCCAAGATGTAAGATCGGATCATTTACCGTCTTCTGTGTTGAGTTAATGGTGGTGGTTGTACCATCAACTTGTAAGTTACCTTTAACAATGACGGTTCCTTCATTACTTAATCCATCGGGATATGGATCAATGTAGATTGTATCATTACTTCCTGGAATACTGGAAATAATGTTATCTTCGATTCTAATTAAATCGAATATTGAATTTCCACTTACACTAAAGTTTCCACCAACATTCAGACTTTTTTCAATACCAACACCACCTTCTACAATTAATGCACCAGTGTCCTTATCGACAGACTCTGTAACAACATTAATACGGAAGTCTGCGCCAGTATAAGTAAACTGATCTACTCCATTCTCATCATATTCAAATTTTGCGTTCTTATCATCACCAAAGGTGAGGAATGTATCGTCTGGAATCTGAATTTCACCAGTTCCATTTGGATCGAGTACAATATCTCCGTCAGTATCTGTTGACGAAATTGTATTGGTGTCGATTCTTAAGTTATCGACGTTCCACTGATCTACTTTCAGTGAAGAAGCACCACCAAGACCAGTGTTTGGCAGTGGTTCCATAACGGCAACAACGCCACCGTCTTGGTTTCTTGTGTTTTGTACACCTGCAACAGCACCTGGATCGTGCTCCATCATTGAGGTGTAGTAATATCCACCAACTGGGTTGGCGTTAGTACCATCATCTCCAAGGAAAATTCTGTCCTTGTACTGATTAGTTCCTCCGAAACTACCAATACCGGTTACATATCCAAATTCACCCCATTGTAGGGTGGATGGTTTGCTAGTACCCGAGGATCTTTTAATCCTGATAATACTTGCCATGTCAGAAATTTCCTCCGTTGATGTCTAAATTCTGCGTTGCGCCTGGCGTCAGGGTAAGTGTTGCTTCCCATTTTCTGATGCTGCTGTTGTAAACTAGCACCATACCATTTTGCAAGTTAGAAGCACTAACATCACTGAGTTCTGCCAAAGAGAGACCCTGGGCACCTGCGAGAGAAGATATTACTTTTACCGCCGGTTGCTGACCTACTCTGACTTTTATTTCAGCCATTTATATACAGTTCAGGATGTAGAAATATTTATATTCCTTAAAGTCCCAAACTACTTACAACTTCTTGTTGTTTAAAATAGAGTTTTATGTAGGATTTAGCCAGATTTCTCAATTCCTCAACAGAAGTAATGTTGTCAACCTCTGCTGCTAGTTTGAAATATTCAAAACTCTTGCTTAAATTTTCTAATTCAATTTTATCAGGATCCATTAGCAAGTTGCCTCAATAGTGATTTAATTTCTTCGATATCATTTTTTATCATATCAAGTTCAGCACGCTCAGATTGTCTTCGTTGTTTCATTTTTTGATATTGAATATAACTGGCGTTATCAGTATTAATAATAGCGCCAGTATTTCTATCTCTGAAGAGATTTTGTTCCCCTTCAACTTGAATAAAATCTTTTTCTTCCATATTATGCAAGTGCAATAGCTCTGAAATCTTTCAATCTTACTGGTGTAGATTCATTCTTAGACGACATAACAACTTTAATTGCAAATGCAGTAAATTGATCAAGATTATTGGTAGTGAATTGATATTCAGAGAATCCTTCAAAATCATTTGGTGTAACAAAAGCATCTGCTCTTCCACTATTCTTTTGTGGATCAATAACACGATCACCGAATCCGTCGCCGTCGTCATCAATAAGGTTGTCCCAACCTGGGAATGGTACAAACTTTTGATCAACTTCACTTGAATCTGCTTTGACCAGTTTATAAAGGACACGGAAATCTGCATCCTCTTGCCTGTTGGCAGCAATAATAACTCTCAAACTTGTTGCAGGTTGTGCCAAAGAAATAGTCTTAGTCACAAAAACTGCTCCATGGGGATCTTCGTCAATATTGTTTGATCTTGGATCATTAACATAATCAATGATAGGAGAATTAGACTTGTTTCTTCCAAGAACAAATGTTGCATTCTGCATATCCATTACAGGAGACAGATTTTCATCTGTGCTTGAGAATTCAACTCTCATGGAAAGAGACTTATTGCGAGGAAGAGCACTCAATCTTGCAAGTTCATTTACTCTAGAAGCAACCATTCTTGGTGTGCGTAAGTTCAATACTTTATTCAGAGTTACTGGTTCAAATCCTTGGTCAATAAATGAAACTTCATTTCCACCAGCACTTGTTCCAGAGATTGTTCTAATTAAAGCATTCGCAGCAGTTCCTTTTCCTGGAGTAATAACATTGAACATAGGTTCAATTGTACTATATTGGAAGTTTTGTGAAATTCCAACGGTATTTCCACCAAATCCTTTTTGTGCTGCAAAATTGAGCATTCCAGATCCAGTAGATCGTATAGTTGGTGACTCTGTACTTCTATCAAATTCAAGATAGTAATTGTCAAGGTTAGAATTCTCAGATCTGTAATATGTTGATGGAATATTGTGAGAAGTGTTAATTCTTGTCAATGAAACGCCATTGACTTCATATGGTTGAATGGATTCACCAACTGTATGTGAAGACTTAGAGGAATTGTTAATTGATCTTGCATCAATTGAAAGAGTTCCTGCTCCTCCACTACCAGCACTAATTGCACTGTAAGAAATAACTTCATTGTTGAGAAGAGCATATCCACGACTTGTGCCGATTCCTTCAAATCTTGCAAAAATTGCGGTGTTAGCGACAGAAACTATAGTATCATTTTCACCGAAGTTTGAAGTGATTGTAGTTTTTTCCGTATCTGGAAGTACGTCTTCAATCAGAATTCTATTGTTTCCACCATGGTGTGCATGGTTTTGTTGCTTAATTCTGAAGACGTTTCCAGTATATCTGTCATCAACAATTGATGAAGATCCATTTACAGTTACTCCAGAACTTGTTCTTGTCGATTCATTATTCGGATCAGTATAATGATATACTGCAAGAGTATTTGTGAAGTTTTCACCCTGAACATTTGTGAGATAGAGTGAATCTGGATTTCCAACTCCAGTGATTGTTATTTTTGCTCCAGAACCTTTTTGTTGTGAAGCAGTACCCATGCTTGAAGTAACAATACCAACAGTTTCTCCAGGAACAAATCCTTCACCGACAGAAGTAATATTTACAGATTGAATATTACCAAAAGCATTTGTTGTAATTGTTGCCTGTGCTCCAGTTCCTTTGCCAGTCAATGAATAAAGAGGAACACTTGAAATAGAAGAACTATTTACATATCCAACACCACTGCTAGCAATTGAAACATTTCCAGTTCCAGATACTGCTGGTCCACCAATGTTCTCAACAAATCCTGTGATGTTTGAACCACTGGATCCTTCTGTGACTTTTACGCCAGGTCTAACATTTGCATTAAGTGTTCCAGAGATAGGCAGTTTTAACTTTCTTGGCAGACCTTCGATTGGGTTGTCTTGAAGTTTGCTGCTATTATCGCCCTTTGGAAGAACATCTGAGTTGTAGAAAGTGACTGTTCCTGAAGGAACAAATTTTGCTTTATACAGTTTGAATGTTAAATCCTGATACTGACTTGCTGTCCAAATAGTACCATTTTGAGACTTAAACAGAGATCCACCAATATATTGCTTGGTAACAACTACATTCTGAACGTCTGGAAGATTTGTCGTTCTGACAGTCTTCTTACCCATTGTTGCAGTCCACATTTCATATCCATCTGAAGCTGGTGAAAGAATAACAATCGCATATTCTTTATTTGCTTCAAGATAAACTGGAGATGGGAAACGAATCCTTGTTGGAACTGGTTCGAATGGATTTGCCTCGTTAATATTAATATCATCAGGATTCAAAGCAACCTGAGTGTAGTCTTGAACAAGGAATGAGGTTGGTGTTCCCAACTCCATAGTTCTCAATTCTACATAAATTTTTGCCCCAGGATCTTTGGTTGCAAAGTAGAGATCGAATGAAGTGAGGAATGCTCCTCTTCCATCAACAGTAAATGACTGTGCTAATGGGTCTCTGTGAGGTGCTTTAACTTGAACTTCAACTTCTGTTTTTCTTGCTGCAGGTTTGGGTGGATTTCTGACAGAAACACGACTTGTCTCTTGTGTCAGAATTGATCCAGATCCACTATAAGTGCCGAGTGCCTCTGAAGCAAATACTGTAGATCCTGGAAGAACTACTGTATTTGGTGGAACTGCTGTTACCTTAACGGTCTTTGTTCCACTCTTAACTCTTACTGGTGGCAGTGGATTTGAATTTGGATCTCTGAAGAAGAAGTTTGCAACAATATCTCCCCAGTTGTCAGATACTAATTCTGCTCTGGTAATTGTAGCAACAGCACCAGATGTTTCACCAATTACTCTGGAACCTCTTTCAACATATCCGTAGAACTTTTCATCGGTAGAAAGTGCTCTTACACCAAAGTTAATAAGTCTTGATGTTGGCGAATATGCGTCGCCTGGTGCTGGTCTGTTTCTATCATATGGATCTACACTATATTCTTCAACCAAAACTGCTGGAGATCCGAGTCCAGCACCAATGTCTGGTCTGGAAGTATCGCCAAATTTATGATTTGGTTTTTGAACTCTAATGTATCCAATCTTCTTACCTGTAGAGTCGAAGATATTTGCGTTCTCGAAAACTCTAAATGTTCCCGAAACCATTTCAATCTCACAAAGTTTTGGAATAATGTCAACTTGCTGACTATCCAAATACAAATAATGTTTTGAGAAGGGTCTCAATCCATTTGCGTTGAAATAAACATTTCTTGAACGCATCCATGGATCTGCTTCTCCAGATACTTTTACGTCTTCAACGTAATTGAATTCTCTTGCAGGACCTTGAAGTTTTGGAGTATACTTAGTTGTTGTTGTAATCGTTGTAGTAGTAAATGCTCTAGTTACTCTTTCACCTCTACCACCACCTTTCTTATAACTTACATACTCTGTTTTGTTATCAACGTCTCTGGTTACATTTGCCTCTTGAGTCCATTTGGCACCAGTCGATTCTGTTCTGTGATCGTCAACGTAAATGGTTCTAACCCAGTTGTCAGATTGAGGATCTAATACAACACCACCAACGAATACAATGACATTGAATGGGTTGACATTTTCAACGTTTGTTGCATGTGGTTGATCAATCCAAGCAACTTCCTGATAATCAAGTGTTAATAAATCTCCAGTCTTTCTGATATTTCTATCAAGAAGAGTCAAGTTTTGACTCATATCTGCCTGATCTACGTCAATTCCTGGATCTAATGCCAATTGTGCTCCCATTGACCAGAAATCAACTGGAGCAATCGCTGTTGCACCCTCTTTTGAAATATCAACAGTGGAAAGACGTGGATCACAAAGAGATTTGTCTCTAAAGTCACTAACAATAAATCCACTCTTGAATCTATTGATACCATTAGCGTCGGTGATTTCAAGAGTTTTTGCACTCATTTCCAGCATACTTAAGCTGGTCAACTCCTCTAATGTTTCAATTCTATCTTCAAGTTTACCAATATCTCTCATCGTGAATCTTCTATTATCACGAAGAAGAACCCTTGGATCTTTTGTTGGATTAAAGAGGTATGGTGGCAGAAGAATTTGTGCAATCTCCATTGCATCATCTGCAAGGACTGGAGCCTGTGGTTTATCGGCAGGTTCTCCTTTGATAACTTCAATTTCACCTAGACGATTAATAGTAACTAAGTCAATTCTTGGCAGATAGTAACTATAACCCATGAATGAAGTTTCATCAGGGGAAACAACGTACTTATAGTTGTATTCATACTGTCTGCTAGAGAATGCAAATGGAGATGCATTTGTAGTTGCAGGATTAAATGCAGCAACTCTAGGTCTAAAGTCGAGTAAATCTGAGCAACGAAGTCCGTTTGGAAGAGTTGGAATATCGCTGGTAAATCTATCTTGAGAGTATGAATTTACTGTAAAGATATCTCCGGTGTTATTTGAACCGACTGCATATGCGTCGTAAACAACCAATAACTGACGAGAAGGAATTGCGGATCCAGGTCTTCTTATAATTCTGGAGTAATCGCAGAATTGGTGGCGATGACCTTTATCAAGTCTATAATTTGCAGTTCTATTGACATAACTTCCTGGAGTTATTTCTTGAATAACTGCACTGATTGCAGAATCTTTAAACTTGACAGATTCACCTACTGCAAAGTTGTTTGTATTTAACTTTACATAACTAACACTATTTGAAGTTTTGCTTACTACTTGTGCAACAGCTCTACTGTCTTGTCCTACGATTTTTTCACCAACGATTACATTCTGGTCTAAAGCAAGACCAGTAGCAAAAGTTAATTTATCAAGAACTGGTGCAGAAGTATTGGTAGATTCATAAACTGCACGAACATTAACAACATCTGGAACATTGAGAGAAATCTCATTGTCCTCAATTCTTGTTCCATAATATTTGCTAGTTGTTAATCCAGTAACCTCAGATACTCCACTAGTTCTTACAATTGATACTGTATTTGATCTAGTAAAATCTTTTGTCTTATTAGTAACTCCTCTCTTTTTAAGAGTTGCTTGAACAGTTACTGCACCATTATTAGGAAGACCATTGAATGTTACAGAATTTCCATTTGCCCCAAGAGTAAACATTCCACTCTTGAGTTGTACAACTGTTCCATCATCTTCAGTAATAGTATATCTTTCTGCGTCAAATGTTTCAAAGAATACACTAGTAATACCGGCATTTACATCTATCGCATCAGCAACTGTCAATGTAAGACTGTTACTAGTAACAGACTTTCCAGTAATTTGTTTTGTAATTGTTAATTCAGAATTTGCGAGATCAACTGATGCAATCTTTTCTACTGGTAAAGTTGCATAAAGACCATTGAATCCATATTGACGAATTCTAGGAACCATCAATGAGAATGTGTATGAACCATTTGCAACTGCAGAAAGGTTTACCCCTGCAATTGCTGCGGGTGCTGCTGCCAAAGTTACTGTCGTTCCATCAGCACGAATAGCACTTACAGTGTTGTAAGTTGGGGAAGCATCTCCTGTCTGATACTTGATAATGCTACCAACTTTAATTCCACTCTCACCATCTGCAAAGTTTCTTCCAGAAACTCTACCAGTATTTCCACCACTAACGACCAGTTGATCCTTTACACCAAATCTTTCGAGTTCTTGCTCATAAAGAACAGTATCTGCAATAAAGTTCGTATGCAATGAAGTATTCAATGCATCTGCATCTTGGAATACTGACTTAATATCACTGGTATCATAGATTGTCATTCCAGTAATAGCAGTTTTATACTGCTCATTTTCATTGATAATGACTTGCTCACCAATCAGGAATCTTCCTGAAGTTTGTGTTAAACTATAATCACTTCCATTGACATCTGAAAGATATCCAGTTGCTCCACTTGAAAGACCTCTAATATATGAAGTCAGAGGAACTTGATCAGTTTGATTATATGTATTGGCGAGAGTTAAATTGACATAAGTCTGAATATCATAAAGATAAAGATCCCAATCAGTTGAATTATCCTCATATGGAGCATCTGATACACCAAACCAATATACTCTTGCTTCACCAACTTTTGTAGTTAAACCTGCAGTACTTGCGTTAGTTGTGTTTGTATTTCCTCCAGCGTTTCTTCTTTCACCATATAATTCAATAATATTGCTATTGGTGCTGCCAGATCCACCTGCAGCAGTGTCGCCAATGTTTATATAAGGTGTGCCGTGAACATTATTGACTTTGACTAAACTACCAAGGGCAAATGGAATTAATGATCCATTTATCTTTTTGGTTGTTCTTGGTTTTTGTACGTCAATAACTGTGGAACCCACAAGATCAACATCATATCCTCTAACGTATGCGGTGCCAGCAGAGACTCTGACGCCCATCAAATCGTCGCTAGGTGTATTTCCTTGGTCAGTTACTTCGTCCTCTCTGAAGAGACCTCCATTGCCTGTCTCGTTGTTTAAAGTATCAACAACGTCTACAATAAAATTATCTACAGCATAGTTCCCAGACTCTTCGAAAGTTCTTTTTGCGAAGTAGTCTTTGATTAAATTATAATTTGATTTATTTTGTAACTTCTTGATTACTCCATCATCAACTCTTACCAGTTCTACGAAACTGGTATCTTCAATATCTGTAAGTAACTTCTTAGTTAAGTTTAAAGTAATTTTTAATCTATCTGCACCAGGTGCAGCATAGTTTGTAAATCCTTTTGCATTGTCATTTAGAGATTGATCTTGATCTGAGTTTACAATCTCTTCTATAATATCAAAACCAACTCTATATGACGGATTATTGTCATATGGATCAAGAACAACTTGTGAGTTTGGAACGTCTACAAATGTTCCTCTAATGAAGTAAACACCTTCCGCAACACCAACAGCATATCCAGTAGAAGCAGCATCTACTGCATTTAATGTAAATACAGTATCTCCAGAAACTATTGAAGTATTGCCATAAGTGACATTCTCTTGAAGAATTAATGTCTCGCCATCTTCAAATTCTACACTGGAACCATCAATGCCACCATCTTGATACTTGACAAATAAAGTAATCTCCTCTACGCCTTCTTCTGGTGGTAAAAGATATCCCTTTACCGTCGCATTAATTTCAGAACTTTGACCTTTTACTTTCGCACCTTTGCCGTTATTTGCATTTACAATAGAATCAAGATATACTGTAACGTCAATACCTAAGTGATCTGGATTTACCTTTACTGTTGTAAATGCATTGTCACATGTGATTCCACCAGGAATCACCATAGAACCTTCTTTGAACATGTGACTGCCAAAAGATTCTATCTGATTTTGTAGAATCGATTGAAGACCTGTTAATTCCCTAGCCTGTACTGGATATCCAGGTTTAAACAGAACCTTATAAAAATTATCTGCCTTATCAAAGTCGTCATAGTAAGGACTTACGTTTAAATTCGTCTTTTGTGGCATTTTTTAAAATTCCAGTATAATTTTGAGGTCTTCTTTTTGGCGTGCGTTTCTAGCAATGCTAGCTCTGTTGTCGAGATAAATTAATTGTCCCGATCCTTTATTTATTTCAGGAACCGCCATTCCACTGGTGAAGTTAACACCAAGATTAATTAATTTTGTTCCTGTTGGATTTGTAGTAATCCCCGCAAATGCTGTATCAATTGCTGCAGAAAAATTAGAAGTTTTTCCGCTGATTACATTTGATGAAGATTCAAAATTATATGGTCTTCCATTAGTGGATATACCAGTATAATCTTGTTGATCAAGAGTGGTCTGATTGTAAAATAGAGATCTATCTCTAAAATACTTCAGAACCTTTGTCTCAAGATCGTAAGACGCAACATAACCAAATGCCTTCCCTGTTCCATTTGCAACTACTTGCTCAATCTTTTCACCAATTTTTGGTGTTCCTGTAATTGATGAGAATTTGAAAGAACTGAGACCAGAGAATGTATTCTCTTGGTAAACATCATTCGTACCAACTTTAGTTGGATTCTTTATGATTCCAACTTGAGCAAAACTAGTGTCTACTGGGAAGTCTTTTGTTGAATCATCAAATCTTGCATAAACCAAAACCTTATCGGTTCCTAATTCACTATAAACATCAAATCCATGACCCTTTGAAGGTGGAATAATTGGCACTAATTTAGCACTAGTTCCTGTAGTGTTGGAATTAATTGATCCCAAATCTACAAGTGCGTAACTATAATCTTTTCCACCAGAAGTGACGACTGTATTGGTGATTTTACCACCTTCTACGTCAACTCTTACTTTTCCTCCAGTTCCATCACCAATGATATTCATTTCTTGACCCAAACCATTTGCATAGTTTGAACCAGATTTTTCAATGTATACCGTTTTAATTTGATTCTCATTGACACTAGAATCTGCAGATTCTCTAATAGATCTTATTTGAGAGTCTGTACTAGTTGCCCAACTATTTGGTACAGTAATGTATTCAGTCGAATCAAACTTGATAATGTCACTTGGACTAATAGTGAACAGATACTTCCAAATGTATCCGTCACCACTATCGCCAGCTCTTGTTGGTTCTAAATCGGTGAAAGTTGGTTCATCCTGAGAGACATTTCCTTTTGGACTATCTCCACTGGATCCGTTTTCAATACAAATATAAACCCTATAATCACTATTCATCACATAGTAATTTGCATCATACAATCTAGATGCATTTGTTAGTGGTGCTGGGTTAAGAATACTATAATCATCACGATACATTTCATATCTACTTCCAGCGACCCAATCAATTCTTCTAACCAGTCTTCTTACATTGGCAGAAGTTATCCTCTTTCCATACAAAACAACATCACCAGCATGACTATTGTAACTAATGCTGTCAATAGGTGATGGTGGGTTTGTATTCCAAGCAATGGTTCTACCGTAACCAACAACAGTTGGATTTGGTAGACCCACAGTTATATAATATGAGTTAGAAGAATTTTCTACTGACTCAACAAAATTGCTGGCATTCAGAATTCTAAATTGATCAGTAACAATTGCTGACATCGTTATCTTTTTTTATGTATTTATATCTGGTTATTGGATGTAGAATGGTAAAGAATTGTCGGCTTCAAGACTTACGCCATCGGCGCGTGGTTTTCTGGAACGTACTGCTCCAGTTTTACCTTCACCAAAGTTTCCTCTTCTTTGGATAGTTGGGAATGTTGATAATCCAGCATCTACAGTCAAACCAGTGACACCAATAGAAATTCCATTGGATCTATTGTCATAGTTATATATTCTTCCCCAAGAAAGATATCCAAGTGAAGTTGTCAATCCTGCTTGAAGATCATCAAAATTACCACTTTCAAGAATTCCAATTACTGGACTGTTTGAATGGACATTACAAATAATTTCTGCATTTGAAGCAAGACTTGTTATAGAACTTACGACATAAACGTTATCCAAGAATGTTGTTCCAATACCAACAACTGCAGAATCACTACTATTTACGGAGGTAACACCATTTCCAACGGTTGTGTCATAGATCATTACGGGATAACCTGCAATGAGATCTAATGCATCTGAAGCAACGTTTGCTTCGCCATTTAAACCGTAATCTGTCATTGCACGGAAGTTGAACTTAAGTGCAAGTGGGTGACCACCAACACCAGTAGTGGTGCTGATTCCAGTTATGATTCCACTAAATCCTTGAACATTTTGTACATTCGTTACAGTTTCATATGTTGGTCTTGGAATCTCTACAATGATACTTGGTGGATTTGTATTTGTATATCCAAGTCCAGAATTTGTTATTGAAACTGAAGTTACTTGACCATTTACAACTGTTGCAGTTCCAGTTGCAGTTGTTCCAACTCCTACACCAATTTCTTTTGGTGCTGAGAATTTAACATCAATAGTTGCTGTTGTATATCCAAAACCTGCATTTGTAATGGTGACGGCAGAAACTGTTCCAGCAGCAGAAACTGTAGCAGTAAATGCTGCAGAAACTGGTTCGTTTGAATCGACCATGAATGCGTCAAATGCGAATGATCCTGAGTTTAGATCAAGAATGATTTCGTCATAATCAAAGAATTGTGCATTATCTACGAATATTTCTGAAGAAGAAGGTGAAACATCACCAATAATTCTTGCAGTTGGGAATACTTTAGTTTCAAGTACAGGTCTAACTTTGCTAATGATATCACCCTTCACATAGATATCTTTCTTCTGTTTGATCCAGTCAAATGGTCTAAAGATATTATCATTTACGCCTGGACCAGTATAGATATCGGTTTCAACAATATCGGATCCAGTAATTTCTGTAATAGATCTTTCACGAAGTTGATCTTGAGTGTCATTATATGCAGGATGCTTTCTTACGAATAAGTCATCACCAACTTTAATTGTTTCAGTAGTTTCAACTTGAGTGACATCGACACCATCTATACCAACATAGAAGAAGATATCAATCTTATCATTTATCTTTGGTGCCTCACTGAACAGGAATGAGGTTCCTCCAGTAAATTGATATGAATATCCTGGAGTTTGCAGTACACCATTGACGAATATAACAAGAACAGAATCTAAGTCAATAGCAGAAGAGAGTGGATTATTTGGATCCAATTCGAAACTTAAGAGTTCTCCATTATAGTAAAGTGGGAATCTCTTTCTACTTCCATCTTGATATCCAAAGACGCTATCAATATAATCCATTTCACCGAATGACCAGGAAGCAAATCTATCACTAAATGTTTCCACAACTTCAAGTTGGAAATCGGAAACTGGTGCTGCAAAGTCTTTTGCAGTGACCAGACCAACTACCTTCATAACGTCGCCTGGTTGGAAACCATATCCAGATCTTGAAATCTTAAATGTGTCAATAAGGAACAATGTAGATCCAATACCAACACTAGTATTTGCTGATCCAACTGTCAGATTAAGCAGGAGGTTTCTTCCAACTTCTGTAGTTGCTCCAACACCAAGTCTGGAAACACCAACAACTTGCATATTCTCATAGTTTGGTTCTGGAATAATCACTGAAGGGTTTACATATCCTTGACCAGGATTTGTAATTGAGAATGATAAAGTTCCTCCAGCACCAACTACCGCTTCTATAACAGCACCAGTTCCAGCACCACCAGCAGAACCAACTCCAACACTAATTGTATTTGTAGTATATGTGGTAATTCCAAGTGTTGCTCCAGCAGCAGGATCAGTAGATCTTGGGTATGGTTGCTCGGTGAAGAAATCATCATCAGAGCAAGTAAATACCAGACCATCTGTAGCAATTCCGATAGTATCACTAGTGGTTAAACCATGATTTGGAATTGTTAGTTGAAGAATACCAGTATGTGAAGTAAACTTCGCTTTAGTTGGGGTGAATGGACCACCAGTACTTGCAGTAATGCTATTGGAGATAGATCTTACAAATCTGTGCTCATATGCTAGATCTGTAATTCCAATAGAAACTGGTGATCTATAACCAGATCCAAAGTTGAGATCGAAGAATCTTGATACTGTTCCACCAGATTCATATGTGTGAGCAATTGTGCTTGGTCCAACATTAATTGCGACACCTGTTGCAGAAATAATATTATCAACGTCTAAAGCATAATCATAATCTGGGAAGATTGTTGTTGTGACACCTGCATGTGCTGAAGAACAACTAAATTCAAGATTAGCAAGTTTTACTCTGTCACCGCCACGGAGATTGTGTGAATCTGTGGTTTCAATTTCAAGAATTCCAGTAACTTCATTATAAAGTGCTGTACTAATAGAAACTGAACCTGTGTAAGTATTGATTCCAATAATATTTGTAATTTCACCAGAAGAATTCTTCTCTGCCTTAACTTTTGCACCGACCAAAGGTGCATATCCAAGACCAGGTGTAGAACCCAGAGAAACAATCAAACCACCTCTTGGAAGTTGATTCTGGTTAATATCAAATTCCGATAAGATATAAGATCCGTCAACAGAAGTAATACCGGTGTAAACTACACTTGTAATGCCTGCAGTCGTGTCTCTTTCAATATCGTAGTTGTTTCCAGCGTTGTTATCTGTTGAAGGAGTCTGGAAAACACCATTGATAAACAGAATTCCATTTCCTGGTTCAACGCCAGTTGTATCAGCACCACCGACCTTAAGTGTGTATGTCTTACCAATACCAGTAAATGAATCCGAAATATCATCGAATATCATATTGGTATCGTAATTAGATCTCAAGAAAGTTCTTCCTGAGAATGAAGCAGTCACATAAGGAAGATTGCTCTCATTTCTTCTTGCTCTATTATTTCCTTTTGGTGGTTCAATAAAGAATACTTCATTCTTTACAATGTTGATAGCACCTCTGTATACTTGAACAGTAGATCCGTCCGTGTGTGATGTTGCTGCTGTTCCAACAGATCCTCTCTCAACAGAAACTGTTGGGAATGTTGCAGCAGCACCAGCAGCAATAAGACCATTGATTGGACCAAGAATTTCTCCGCCAGAGTTGGTGCTAAAACCAACTTCGACGACTTTCATATATTCTTCGTCAATTTTGAGAAGATCTCTTGGTTGAACCGATGAAATTCCACTAATATTGAAGGTTGAAATGCCTGCAGGGATTCCCCCAGCAAGATAGTGACCATTAAAGTCTAACTTGTGGTTGACAGGAGTAAATGTAATTGGTTGCTGTACAATACCATCAATTGCAATAACAGTTTTACTTAATTTCTTAGTAAATTCTAATTCATGGGCATTTCCAAGTCCAGGATCAGTAAAGGTGACAAAGATTCCTGCTCTTGCAAATTCAGGAGTTGTTGCTAATTTAAAAGTATCTGGGGTCAGTGCAATTGGATAAACTTTTTCTGGAAGTTTATCAGTGACAATTCCAAGATAATTTGAAGTTGCTCCAATTCCCATTGAAGTTTGACCAACTCCAACAAAAGTGGAGACTGGGTTATACAATACTTCTTCGGCTGTGTTAAAGAAGTGATCGGGAAGTGTAAAGAGACCAGTTGCATAATTTAATTTTGTAGTATCTGAAGGATCAAAGGTCTTCACATAAATTGGTTTTCCATTATGAGTAATTGGGAAGTTTACTCTATTTGCTCTCAGACCGTTCAATCCGTCAAATGCCGAAAGGAATAAAAGTTGATTGGAAGGACCATAAGAAAGTGCATTTGCTTGATTGTCAAAATCCATTTGTCTGTAGAAGACTTCATTGAAAGACTGAAGTTCTACATCATATGGAGAATCTGGATAGAAATTCAAGTAGAAATTCGTTCCTACAATTTCACTACCAAATGTTCCAAGACCACTTACATTATTAACCGCAGAGAATGGTCCTGGAGTAACAGTTACTTCAAGATCTTTTGCATTTGCCAGAATATTAACTTGGTGTATTGCAGAAGTTTCTCCAACCGAAACACGAACAATTGACGCGGCAGAGGAAATTGTATTAATATCAAATGTTCCTGCTCTTACAACATCAGTACCAAATCCAATGACAGATTCAAGTCTAGCACTTCTCTCTGTTCCTTCTGGTTGATTATTCAATAAGAATCTGTATGTTCCAATACCTGCAGTTGTGTTGCCAAATCCAACAATATTGGTTCTATAATCAAGTGCGTCAGTTTGACTGAAATTGCGTCCTCTTACAGAAACAATACCAGAAACAGAATCATAAGTTGCAGTTACTAATCCAACAGAAGAAGCACTGTAGGTTTGAGTATTGTGATCAAAATAGTACTCACTTACATAAGTATCAGATCCATCAAAGTCAACTACTGCTTCAATGTAATTTGTTTCTCTTGTAAATCTATTAGTAACCTCAATGTTTGCAAATAATCCTCTGAAGTCTGCGTCAGAAAACTCTGCCAGAGTTTGAATATCATTTCCACTTGGTACACTACTAACACCAACAAATGAAGCAACGAGATCAACACAACCTATTGATTGTGTTCCAATACCAGAGTTTCCTGCTGGAAGTGCTTGATACAGGTATGTTTTCTTTATAATCTTTATGTCGTGATCTGTTTCGTATGGATCTGTTGGTGTAAAGATGAGAGTCTTTCTTCCAATATCATCAATATCTGCACTAAAATCTCCAAGTTTTCTATTTGAGTATGTGGTATATTTTTCAAATAAGAAAATATCATTAGTTGAAGATTGTACAATAAGTTCTGATAATTGAACATCATCAGTGTCTGGATCAACAATCTGAATAACATATCTTACATGATTATCAACAAAGTCAATCTCCTCAATTTCGACGAAAGTATCTTTAAATCCTCTACTAGAGAACTTGCTACTAATATCGTCATGAGTGAGAACTCTATTTGTTCTGCATTCGATGTAATCGGTAAGTTTTCTGTTCTGAATTTGCAGAGCATTTGATTGTGGAAGACCACTGATTGAACTTACCCTTGGATCAACATCTACAGCATTATCAAAGTAGTTAACTGTGTCAACTCTTCTTTCATTGACAACATCCAAAATAACAATTGAAGTTGTTGATCCACCAAGACCAACAGCACTGGATGCTTCAGAAGTAACTCCAACGTCAGCAAAATTCTTCAGACCTGCTGGGTGAATAATACTGTTGACTGGTGCTGAGAGTTC